AGCATCAAGCGCGCTGTAAGTATCTAAGTCTATGACTGGTCGTTTCCTTGCCATAGGTAAAGTGTTACTTACCTAACAACTCAATTATGGTTTCGACACGCGTTTCAAGGCGATTGACCTGATCCTTGATAGATGAGCCGCCGTTAGGCTTTAACTCTGCTAAGTAATGTTTAATCATGAACTGCGTGTAAGCAGCCAAGCCGCCAAGGACTGTAACAATTCCTACAGCCCAAGCTGCGAGGTCTGCCGCCTTCACTTCTTAGGAGTTGCGTACCCGAATACGCCCGCTAGGACTGCCCAAAGGATTGAGCGATAGTCGAGTGCAAAGTTAGATGCACCCCACGCTGCTAGAAATGCTCCTGCTGTCAGGATTGCTGGGTTCTTCATGTTCATGCTGTGCCGCCTATCATTGGGATATTAAAGAACGAATCATCTGAATCGCCCTTCTTAGTGAAAGAAATATGGCAATGCTTAGTGTGCGGGTTAATTCCAGAATACTTCCGCCAACGCCACCCCATGCGAGAGGAAGCAATGCGCCCTGCGAAGATGATGTAAGAGATTCTCTTATCTCCACGTTTCGCTGCAAGTCGTATCTGATCTGCAAGGTCAGGCATGAGGTCTGGCTTTGCTTTGCCAGATAAATCCCTGTCAAGGTCAATGGCTCGGACGATACCTTCTGTATCAGGATTGTGGTCAGAAGGACGTGCCGAATGACGTACATCGCCAATCCAGCCGTCCGAGGTTCTATCGCGGTCTGGGTAACTATCATCGAGCTGCAACCTTAATTGCTGGCCTGCTTTACACAGGCGGGGTGTGGGCTTCATTAGCGCACTCCCATCGCTTCTCATTGTTCAGAGTTAATTCATCATGTCCGCAGTCTGGCATTGGAGCAATAAAGGCATCGTCAATCGGATCATAGGTATAGCCAATTCCAGCATAGTTATAGCGGATATTGGCGTTATAGGAAGTTTGCTTCCAGTTGGTGTAACCACCAGACCATGCAGTTAAAAATGCAATACCTGATTCTTCTTCATTGGCTGTGTCTAGTTCTGCATTGTTTACACAATGGACTTCGAGAACAATGTTGTTATCGTCTAATTTTGCAAAGTGTGCCATTAGAATGTAATGCTCCCATTTCCTGTCCAATGATAATAAGTGTAACCACCAGATACTGTTCGGGTTGGTGATCCTGTTGTCGCTGACGCTGTGTAAGTTCCAGAGATGCGTAGAACCACAACTCCTGCTCCACCTGTGCCGCCGTTGCCTTCAAGGGTTGCTCCACCACCGCCACCGCCAGTTTGTGCAGTTCCAGCAGTTCCAGCGGGAGTTGCTGAACCACCACCTGTTCCACCACCTGCTGTTGCTGCGCCGCCTTGAGTTCCAGAGTAGTAACTACCACCACCGCCACCGCCACCTGCTAAAGCTCCTGATACACCAATACCGATTGCTGAACACCATGATGAATAAGCAGATGTTCCTGCGCCGCCTGTGCCGCCATCTGTCGTGACACCACCATTACCACCAGTACCACCTGCGCCACCACCGCCGCCGCCACCGCGTGTTGCGCCAGAATTAACACCTACGCCGCCGTTGTTACCTTGACCTGATGTTCCTGTTCCAGCAGTACCAGATTCATTACCTGAACCACCGCCTGAACCACCATTACCACCAGCGCTGTTAAACTTTCCACCATACCCACCACCAACACACGCAGTATAAGAACCAAATTGTGATGTGTTTCCTTGTGTGCCGCTGTTTTCTCCAGTAGCACCTGCGCCACCTGCGCCAACTGTTACGTTGTAAGCACCCGAAAGTAACTCATCCCCAAAATACAATAAACCACCAGCGCCACCTGCGCCGCCGTAATAATAAGAAGCCCCGCCGCCACCGCCAGCGATAGATAAAATATCTGCTGTTACTCCTGCTGGTGCGCCGACTCCATGAATCGCTGCTATTTGATTAAGCAACTGCGCCCACCACGTACCAAGTGTCGGTTGCTGTCTTGATGCAGACGGCAGACTTGTACTGTGCAAGGGTTGGGGCTGCTGCTACTGCACCCGCTGAAAGGATTGTTGTAGTGCCTGATGTGACTGCGCTGATTGTGCAGACTCCTACGCCGATGTTAAGTACTGTGATTGCTGTGCCTACTGGGAAGGCTACGCTGGCATTGGTTGGAATCTGGAAGGCGATGGCTGTTGCCTTGTTCATAATCTCAAGGACTTGGTACTGATCCGCTAGGACGGCTGTGTAGTCCGCTGTGTTTGCTGTGCCAACTGTAAAGGTTGGGAGCGAATTGTAGGTTGCCGCAGTTAATACGTCTCCGGTAGTGACTGGGAAGGTTGCCATGTATTGCTCCTAATAACTCAAAGTTGATGTGCCGATTATACCAAATGTACTGCTACCAATGATGAATCCGTCCACTATTGGCTCAAGCGTGGTTATTGCTACCTGCATCTTATTAGCTGTTATATCCCAAGCGAAGCCCTGCGCCTGTAATGTCTTGGTGATAGTAGAGCCTGACTCTGTGACGTTTGTGATTTCTAGGTTGTCAAAGTAATCAAGCCCAATAAGGGTATCCGTTGGTACTGCTGGGTCGAGTAAGTCCACGAGCATCTCGTCAATACGGATAGTGGTCTCCTTGCGGGTGTTGACGTAGTTCTGGGCTATGCCTAGCACGATGTCATCTGTCTGTGCCACGAGGTTCTCTTGGGTCAGGCTGTGAGGGAAATACTTGTCAATCGAGGACTGGCTATAGACCAGTTGGGCTGTGCCACCTACGCGGTTGAACTTGACATCGTTAATGATGAGCTTGTCATCAAAGGCATATTTGACGTTGCGGTAAGGAATCCCTGTGGTCTGATTGAAGGCGATAGAAGGCTCACCAAGGCTAGATGTAACCTCTGTGCGGTTGAGATATACGGCTGTGCCATCTGCGCTCATGTAGAACGCTCCAAGCCCTTCAGAGAACTCTGCGTTTTTAATCGCATCTAGGGTGGAGCGGTTGGTTGCAGGATCAGCGACACAGGTCGAGACCCCAGTAGAGATTGAGCGCATAGATGCAGGGAATGACACGTTGTCTAGAATCTTGTTAATGCGTGTGCCTGTGTCCTGCCCTGCTGCTGTGTCTGGGATAGTGCCTACGTTAGACATCTGCAAGAGTCTAAAGCCATCGGTGCACATGATGTCCACATAGGCGGTCTCCTGCCCTACAGGGAAGGTGTAGCGGTAATCATTTACATAGCCAGAGAATAAAAAGTGTTCTGCTGTGGCTGTGGTGGCAGAGATGCGCAGCTTACGAAGAGGCACAAGATAGCCGTAGTACGGGCTGGATGGGTTTTGCGGGTTGAAGTAACCTAGCGGGTCTAGGACTCGCACAATGGCTGTGCCAGCATCGTAGGTATCCTTCATGACGTTACGACCACGCCTGATTGAGATGCTGTACACGTCTGGGGTTAAATCAACTGTAGGAATGATGACATCGGATGAACCAAAGGAATTAACCCCGATGACTCCGTTATCTGGTGAACCAATCACAAAGCCTGACCCGAAGGTTGCCCCGCCAGAGAAGTCGAAGCTGACTGCTATCTGTGCGGGTAGGCTCATAAGAAGAATCCAGAGTAACGCTCTAGTTGTGCCACCTTGCCAGAAGATAGAGAACTGTTCTGTAGGTTGCGGGCAATAGTCTCGGTGAGGTCTTGCTCGGCGATTACTGATCCTTGAACTGTGACATAGACATTGGTGTTCTGTGGGTTGCCCTGCCCGTAGGTAAAGTTACCAGTCGGTATTGTTCCCGCGTTCGTGGATGGTAGTGATGGTCCTTGAACTGCTCCGTTGGTTGCAATGACCCCTAAGTTGGGTGGAGTAAAGCCTTGAACAACCCCAGAAGTCGGTGCTACTGCTGCGCCACCATTGGTTGAGAAAGTAGGGAACTTAAGGCTATCCAGCTTCTTTTGAAACTCCATAATCCATTCATCGAGGAAGGCAAATGGGTTCTTAATCTTGGCATCGCCAATAGTTAGGAAGTACTTGTACAACCCGCCTGTGGCGTCCTGCGCCATAAGAATCTCGCGGGTGAGGTTTTTAGCCAGAACGTCATTCTCGTTTAAGATGGCAAGCTGCGCTCTAATGCGGGTGCGCTCTTCTTCCGACAACTTGCCCTTGAGTGCTGCGATTAGCTGAATCTGCTCTTGGTCAAAGACTGTGCCAGCCTTCTTAAGAGCTGCTTGTTTCTTCTGCTCGGCTGTAAGTTTCTTAGTTTCCTTGAGTTGGTCTTGAGCAACTTTCTTTGCTTGTGGATCGTAGATAGTTCCAAGAGACCCGCCACCAAAGAATCTACCAGCGCGAGGACGTGGACGTGTGGATGCGCCCAAGTCCTGCAATGCCTGAATACCTAAGACTTCCTTAAAGTAGATTTTAACGGCGTTGCCAATCTTGCCGACTGCCCCGCCACCAATACCGCCAAGGTTAGATAACACGACTGCCTGACCACGAATGACATCTGAAGTGGCAGTTGCCAAGTCGCTCATGGCTGTAGTGGCTTTCTCAATGTCTCTTGTGCCTTCGCCACCTAGCAAAGCCAAAGCATCAAGCAAACCTTCGCCGATTGTCTCGCGGGCATCCTCGGCTGCGTTAGCCAACAGGGTCATTTGACCAATAGGAGTATCGCGTAAGCTCTTATTGAATCCTTTGTAGGTAGAGTCCAAGACATCTACAATGGCAGCAGCGCGCTGGGATTCATTGCCATTCTTAATTAACTTCTTTGTGTTATCGTCAATCACAAAGCCAACGCGGGTAAGAGAAGTGAAGTTACCATTAAGGGCTTGAGCCAAGCCATTGGTCATCATCTTGAACTCTTCTGTGCTAGCAGTTGCGCCCTTCTCTGCTGTTACATAATCGAGAATGGAAGGGGTAAGGGCTTGGATAGTTGAAGCCTGAAGATTAAAGGTAGCCAACTGTGATTGGATTTGAGTGATATTGCCCTTGCTAACTACGCCAAGGTTTTCCAATGCTTTTGACTGATTGTTCAAAGATTGGATTTGTGCGTTGCTTGCGCCTGTGCCAACCTTCATGAGACGAGTTAAGCGATCCTGCTGGGCTTGCATTTCCGCAAAGGCTCTGACTGACACCTTGCCAAAGTTAATTACCTGCGCTGTTGAATAGGTTACTCCGAAAGCACCCGCAAGGTTTCTAAGGCTTTTAGTAAGCTTGACAGCAGCAGACTCGGCTTTCTTAAAACCGCGTGTATCGGCTTTAGAGCCGATGGATATAGTCTCTCTTACTTCAGCCATTATGCTGCCTTCCTTGAAGTAGCCTTTTTGACATTGGCTCTAAACTCTCTGATTGCTGTGTCTATCGCTTTCAAGGCTGCGCCTTCTGCCCTGCCTTGACTGTTAGCCCAAGCGCGGTAAATCAAACGACCACGACCTTTAAGACTAGATACAAGCGGCGGCAGGTTTTCAATAAAGGTCTTACCCGCAGTAGGGTTATTCGACTTGCTAAATTTGTTGGAAGAATAACCAGCTTTAGAACCTACCCATGGCTGACCTTGAGGATTGGCTCGTCCTGCTCCTTCGTAAATAGCACCGACTCGGCTCTTGTTCTGGATGCGAGCCATAGAGCTGAAGCCGTTGGAGTTAATTCTGCTAGGGGTTGTGCTGTAGGTAATGCCAGACTTAATCTCACTAGAGTTAAAGGCTGGAAACGCACCTACATTAGAGGAGCGCCTAGCCCAGCCACTCATAGGAGACACAGCAGGTACAAAGCCTTTTGCTTGTGCTACAACTGGCTTTAAGGCTTTAGTCAGTTCCTTCTTAAGAGCTTGCTCTAGGTCAGGAGTGAAGCGACGCATTGCTTTGCGTAAATCAGCGTTTCCGCGTATTTCTATTCGCATCGCTTCGCTCCTTTGCTAAATCTTTTAATACCTGTACATGAGCCTTGAAAGCCATCGTAGGAAGTTCCACGATGGTGTTGAACGGAACTCCATACTCGTAACTTAATCTAGCTGCGAGATAGGTGAGGGAGTTCCGATCTAGCCTAAAGGGTCAGACTCTAGAACCTCGACACTCTTGAGAGTACCAAGGAAGTCCTCGCCAAAAGGCTTGACCACTTCACCTGAGCGGCGGATGGCTTCCCAGCACAGCCAATAAACATCAGATTGCTTCTGATCTTCAATGAGTGCTTTATGAAAGCCTTTCTTAGCATATTGCTCAAAGGAATACTCTAGAAGCGGAGTTATCTCGAACTCCTGCACCTGTCCGTCTGCCCTTGTTACTTTGAGTTTTGCCATAGCCCTTATCTCCTTCTTACGCTGTTGTGATGGCGATTTCGCCGTTTACGTTCCAAGTAACTGATTGAGTTGAAAGGTCTCCAACTGCGCCGTTAATTGGTGTTGTGTTATTGACCAAGCATGACATAGTGTATAGCGGATTTGTCGCTGATACTGTTGTGTTGAGCTGCTTAACTGTGACTGTTGTGCTCTCACCCCAACGGCTGTTGAGTGTCTGAAGTGTCTTTGATGTTGCTTCATCGTTAAAGAAGTCGATTGTAATGCTTGAAGCTTCCAAGCCCTTTACATAACGTCTTCCAGAATCGCCCATCGCAGTGATGTCCAATTCTTCGAATGATCTGTTGATAGTAACGCTGCTTACCAATGATGAGAGGTCTACCGCGTTTACAGTAAGAACCACTCCGTTGCTTAGATATACTGACACGGCTTATTCCTCTTCTTTCTTTGCTGTTGGCTTTGTTTCTGGCTTAGAAGCAACCTGACCGATTTTAGTCAGGAAGGCTTCGTTATCTTTTTCCCATTTTGCTAAATCGGTCATGATTTAACTCCATTCCGTTAAGGTGCTGATTGCAATGTCGCAGCTCAGCAAGTCTCCTGTTGGCAGGTTTAGAACCTTTGGGCTGCTTACGCTTCCCACGTTGAACACGATTGTTGAGGCATCCAAGAGCTGGAATACCCGCACTACATCGTCTTCAATTCCTGCAAGGTTTCCCTGATTGTCCAATAACGGCACAAGGATAGTAATAGTAAAATTGGCTAATGGCGCGACTGATGTGCGGTCATTGTTTGTAGGTGTGATGTATGGATCGGCAGGGCTCAAGATTAGGCTGTTAGCAATAGGCGTAGCAGGTGGGAACGAGAACACGCTCCACTTGGTATTGTCAGTAAGTGCCGAGGCTATAGAAGCTCGAAGGGTTGTTATCGCTGGCATCAGCCCACCATTGAGTTAGGGCTTAGGTAAGGTGCTAGTAAGCCACGAACGCGAGCCATAAGTTGATTAGACATGGTGTAAGGGCTTGGTGCATAGCCGTCAATACTTACGCCCTGACCTGTTGGCGCTTGACGCGCTTGCCAAATTGCTACAGAAAGCATAAGGCTGGCTTCCTGAATAG